TTTGTATCCCCAGGTGTTTATACATCTGAAACGGACTTATCGTTCGTGGCTCAGAGCGTGGGTGTTACAACATTAGGTTTAGTAGGTGAGACTATAAAGGGTCCAGCCTTTGAACCTGTCTTTATAACAAACTATGACGAATTCCAATCCTACTTCGGTGGCACGGAACCTGTCAAGTTTGTGAATACACAAATCCCAAAATATGAAGCTGCGTATATCGCAAAATCTTATTTACAACAATCTAACCAATTGTTTGTTACGAGAGTATTGGGTCTTTCGGGTTATGATGCGGGTCCATCATGGAGTATCAGAACAACAGCAAATGTTGACCCAACAACAATTGGATTAGAAACAAATGTTGGTCAAGCTTTCTCTGTAGATTTCAGTGGAAATTCATCAGGAAATACTTTTATATTCACGACAATATCAGATATTGTTTTTAATAATTATATTTTACCAAATCTTTATGTTCAATATAGAATGAGTGATGGAAGTACATCTAATTTATTTGCCGATTTTTCAACGGAAATTGATAGTATAGCACAACAACCATCATTATCAGCAACAACGGTTGCTTTCTATGGTGCAATACCTGGTTCAGATTATTGGCCAGTTGTTACTGAATATGGTAATCAAATTAACGAATATCTTTGTGATACTAATAATTTAGAAACAAACGATTTAAGTTCTAATAATAACGATGCTTGGTTCTATGCTAACTTTGACAATTATTCAGGTAATAATTATTCAGGTTACTCATTCTATTATTCAGTAACAAACTTAGTAACAGGAGCGACAGGAAATTATACAGGTACAATTGAAGGTGATGTTTATACTTTTTCAGGAACTGCATATTCTGAATTTAATAACATGGTAATTGCAACACTTCGTTCAAGAGGTATTTCACTTTACGCTAATAGTGCTACTAGTGATGAACACGGACCAATTTATGAGGTTAGTGGTTTAACTGATTTAACTATGGTTTGTACAGGTCAATATTCAGGAGTTACTCAATCACCATACGAACAATTTTTATTGTCAGGTGTTACTAAAGATGGTAATACGTTCCAATTAGAATCTTCTTTATCTGCGGCTTCTTCAAAATATATTACAAAAGTATTAGGTTTAGACAATTTTGGTAAATCAAGATTTGAAACTCCATTATTTGTTGAAGAAATTTATCCTGGTAGTTTAAACTACGCATATAACCAAGGTTATATTAAAGGTTTAAATTGTAACTTAGTTGCACTACCTGGTGCTAGAAGTAGAAGCACGTCTTCAATAGCTTGGAATTTAGAAAAATATCAATCACCTGAAACACCATTCTTGGTTTCAGAATTAAGAGGTAACAAAGTTTATAGATTATTTAGATTTATATCAATTTCTGACGGAGATTCTGCAAACGTTGAAATTAAAGTTTCAATTGCAAACCTATCATTCAATAACATGAGTTTTGATGTTTTAGTTAGAAACTTCTTTGATACAGATGCAAACCCTGTTGTTATTGAGAAATTCACAAACTGTAACATGGACCCAGCATCAAATAATTTTGTTGCTAAAAAAATTGGTTCATCTAACGGAGAATTTGCTCTTATTTCAAAATATATTATGATTGAGTTAGCGGATGAATATCCTATTGATGCATTACCTTGTGGTTTCTACGGTTACACACAAAGAGAATATGCTAGTCCTAATAACCCATCACCATATCCTAAATTCAAAACAAAGTATTATTATCCAGGTGAAGTAATTGCTGACCCTCCATTTAATAGTCCTTTTGGTGGTAACAACGCTGTTGAATCACCAGGTAATATCGTAAGAAGAAGTTATTTAGGGTTCTCAACAGAATATGGTATTGATGAATCATTCTTAACTTATAAGGGTAAACAAAATCCACAATCAGGTTGGGAAGTTGCAACAGACTCAATTCCTTGGAATGTACTTTCAAAAGGATTCCATATGGATTCAGGCGCAACTGTGGTTACTATCGGTAACATATTTGAAACAAGTGGACAAACAGCGTTTGAGTGCGGAGTTGCTGATTTCAGAATGGACCCAGAAACTCAAGAAAACCCTTACTATTACATCTATTCAAGAAAGTATACAGTATGTTTTGCTGGCGGATTTGATGGTTGGAATATTTATGAAGAATCAAGAACAAATACTGATAGATTCCAATTAGGGGCGGCAGGTTATTTGGCAGGAGCTTATCCTTCTTCAAGATACCCTACGGCAACAGGAGACGGTATGTTCAAAAAAATTATTGTACAAAACAATACTCAAGACTTTGCAAACACTGACTACTACGCTTACTTACTTGGTATTTTAACATTTGCTAATCCTGAAGCTACAAACATTAACGTATTTGCAACTGCAAGTATTGATTATGTGTTTAATTCAAACTTATGTGAGGCGGCAATTAACATGGTTCAATATCAAAGAGCTGACTCTGTGTATATTGTAACAACACCTGACTATAACATGTATCTTCCTGATGCAACTGACCCTCAAGCGATTATCTATCCACAAGAGGCTGTTGATAACTTAGATAACACAGGAATTGATTCAAACTATACAGCTACTTATTATCCTTGGATTTTAACAAGAGATACAGTTAATAACACACAAATCTATTTACCAGCGACTGGTGAGGTTTGTAGAAACTTAGCTTTAACCGATAACATTGCGTTCCCTTGGTTCGCATCAGCGGGTTATACAAGAGGTCTTGTAAACTCAATTAAAGCAAGAGTTAAGTTGACTCAAGAAGATAGAGACACACTTTATCAAGGTAGAATCAACCCGATTGCAACATTTGCTGACGTTGGAACTGTAATTTGGGGTAACAAAACACTTCAAGTTGCTGATACAGCTCTTAACAGATTAAACGTTAGAAGATTGTTGTTACAAGCTCGTAAGTTAATTTCAGCAGTAGCGGTTAGATTGTTATTTGAACAAAACGACCAAGTTGTAAGACAACAATTCTTGGATAGTGTTAACCCAATCTTAGATGGCATTAGAAGAGATAGAGGTCTTTATGACTTCCGTGTAACGGTATCTTCTTCACCTGAAGACTTAGATAGAAACACTTTAACAGGTAAAATTTATCTTAAACCAACTAAAGCTCTTGAATTCATTGATATTGAATTCTTTATCACACCAACAGGAGCTTCATTTGAAAATATCTAATAAAAATAAGGGGGAGTTAATCTCCCCCATTTTTTAGCCAACAATGAGAACAAGAATAATAGAAGGATTTAAAGACGACAAAACACCAGATTTAAAATATTATGCCTTTGATTGGGATGATAATATTGTTCACATGCCAACAAAAATAATTGTAAAGGATGAAGATGGTGAAGAAGTAGGTATGAGTACCGATGACTTTGCGGAACACAGACATCATATTGGTAAAGAAAATTTTAATTATAAGGGTAATACAATTGTTGGATTTGCGGAAGACCCTTTTAGAAACTTTAGAACTGCGGGTGATAAAGATTTTGTGATAGACGCAATGAAAGCTACAGAAGGTCCTGCGTTTGATGACTTTAGAGAAGCGATTAATAGTGGTTCAATTTTTTCAATTATTACCGCAAGAGGTCATAACCCCAATACTTTAAAACAAGCAATATACAACTATATCATTAATGATTTCAACGGAATCAGTAAAGATGAGTTAGTTAAGAACTTAAAAAAATATAGAACTTTTTCAGGAGAAGAAGAGATGTCTGATAATGAGTTAATTAAAACTTATTTAGCTCTAAACAAATACCACCCCGTTTCTTTTGGAGACGAAAAGGGTGCGTCTAATCCTGAAGAGGCGAAGGTTCGTGCAATGGATGAGTTTGTGGACTATATAAAAGGAATGGCTGCTGTACTTAATAAAAGAGCATTTCTAAAAAATGATGTAGCTAATAAGTTTGTACCAGGGATGCCTTCTATTGGGTTTTCAGATGATGACCCTAAAAACATAGAAGTAATGAAAAAACATTTTAAAGATAAACCAGATAATATAGTTAAAACTTATTCTACTGCTGGAGGAATTAAGAAGGAAGTTAAATAAGGA